GTTGTCATGGATTCTTTGATACCTTCGATGCATTCAACGCTGCCCTGGGTGTAATGCCCTGGTGAGTTAACCATGTCTTCAGTTACAGGCTGCATATCTTTATCGGTCCTCTCAATGGCTGGGTAACGCTGTCTCAGGTTATCCCAGTCTTGGGGGGTTGCCTTGTCAATACTCATACTCTTATTCTCCTGCCGCAGCTGGGGCACGGTTTAATCCAGTCGGCATCGGGGAGGTTGCACTTGCAGTACATCGTGCGTTCCTCTTCCTCTGCGACATGGCTCAGGTCATACCCTGCCTTTGGCTGCTTGAATAGTTTAGGGGTGAGTTGCTTGAGGTCACGGTTAGTTAACTGCATCTAACATGGTCTCCCATTCTTCATCTGTCGTGCCGGTCATAATGAACTCACGTTCAGTTGGGGTGAGATTGGGCATGGCATCCTGTATTAGCTTGCCCTCTTCCCAATCCTTGATTTGCTGTGGGCAGACATCAATTTCCATCTCTCGGTATGCACCGGTTAGCTCACTGCGTCTTTCAATAATCATATGACTGGCTCCCATAGTTTTACTTTTAGATTGGTTGCGTCCCACTCAGTGGACCTGAGTATCCGAGCGCATCGTGATTGCACCAGGGCATCCTCCCTGGTTAACCCTGCCTTGATGTACTGCTGGGCTACCTGCTCCCAACTCGGATAGTTACCCAAGACTTTCTCAGCTGTCTTAGGTCCGATCTTTGGGCACCCTGAGTAACCATCGGTCGTGTCGCCCATCAGGCACTGCATGTAGAACCAATGGTCTGCCTCAGAGTCTTTGATCTGTAGCAGTTCATCGGCCATGGGCCTGTAGAGTTTGCCTGGGATGGTCTTCATGTCCTTATCGTCACTGACAATGCACGTAGGGGCTGTTCTGCCGGACTGTAAGATGCCCATGATGTCATCGGCCTCTAGTCCATCCTGGTCGCAGCACGGGTACTCTGTGTGAGCCCACCGGACCATCTCCTTGTATCCGACAGGTTTCCTGGTAGCTTTCCGGTTACCTTTATAGGTAGGCAGCAGGTCCTTCCTGAAGTTATTTCCAACAGTGAAACAGATCAGTATTTCTTCGCTGCCCAGGCGTTCACAGAAGTCTTGAATGCGTCTGTTGAATATCTTCTTGGCTACTTTTAGATCAGTAGACAAAGACCAGATATCGTCGCCCCAATCCACTTCCTCTTCGGCAGCTGCACATGCCTGGTACAAATAAAGATCACCATCGATAAGCAAAGTAGTTTTGTCGCTACATAAGTTCCTGGATGCTTTCATCGAGGCCCTCCTTGAAATCAATGCCTATCTCAGTGATTAGCCAGTGCTGGCCAAATGTATCGACCTCGACCTCAGTGGTGATCAGACCGGTGCTTGCACAGACTGCGATAAACCAGGCTGCTTGCCTGGCGAAGTTACTTTTGACTTTAAATGGTTCACGTTGGGCTTTGTCCAGGACGATCCAGAATGCAATCATCTGCTCTACGTTTTCACTAAAGGGTGTATCCGTAGACTCAGTGGGTGTCACTCCAAGTACGTCCCACGTCATATTCGCTTTCGATTGGGATTTTGATTTGGAAATGAGTTCCTGCTTCTTTCGCCATTCTTCCAGTGATGTTACCGACATGCTTTGCTACCTCTTCATTGCGGCAGGCGATCTGGACTTCGTCGTGAATCCATCCAAGAATCTCTGCTTCTAGGTTTTGTTTTTTGATTTCGTTGTGGACCAGGGCAACCCATTTCTTACATAGAATTGCACCAGCAGACTGGAGCAGCTGAGACAGGCATCGATGCTCAGAGCGCACAAATAGTTTCCTACCGTCGAGACCCTTGAGGTAACCTCGGCCATCGTAGGCTCTCTTCAGTTCGCTCTTTAAAGTCTTGAATGCAGGGATTGCATGCTCAAAGTCTCGCTTGAGTTTTCTACCGTCCTTAGCAGTACCACCGACCAATGAACCAATGAGACCATCACCCCCGCCATACATCGTGGCGTAAATGAAAGTCTTGGCTTCTGCCCTGGTCTTTAGTCCCGCAGCCTTCTGGTTGTAGGTGTGAATATCGCCCTCTAGTATTTGCTTGGCGTACTCTCCACCGTCTTGCAGGAAGTGCGCTAACACTCGTAACTCAAGTCCACTGAGGTCGCTACCGAGTAGGACCCAGCCCCTGGGAACAGTGAATAAATCACGACACTGTTTGCCGTAGGCTGCCCTGGTACTTGGTACTTGACCCAGGTTTGGAGACCGATGCGCTGCTCTACCGCTGACAGTTCCTTGAGAGACAATGGAATGCCGGATACGACCATCGCTGTCGCATACCTTTAGCCAACCCTGGTTACCCTCGGCCAGCATGGCGATTCTCTTTTGTATCAAGAAAAACAATGCCAGCTTCTTGGCCTCTGGGTAGGGCAATGCGTTAAGTACATTCTCGTCAATCTTGGCATCACCGCTGGGAGTAAATTCCCTGGGCTTCCATCCGTACTTTTCTACCAGGCACCGATGGATATGCTTGCGAGAGTTGGGATTAAACTCGACGACCTTTACCTTGTCGTATGGCTCACCCTTTTTGTAACCGAGGGTCTTGTTGTCACGCTTAGGTATAAAGGTAGTAATAACTTCCCAGGGTTCAAACAGTACCGCCAGGTCCTTCTCTAGGTTGATGCGCTTCTTCGCCAGTTCGGCATACAGTGCATTGGCAGCATCGACATCAAAGGTCCAGCCGTTGTTACCTATCTCGTTACAGATATGTGCCAACTCATGTTCCAAGTCTATGCACTGCTGGCTGAAGGGGTCGCTGTCGACCAGGAGCTTCTTATATAGCTTGTAGGTGACAGTGACATCCTGCTGACAGTAGTCGAGCATGTCCTGGTTACAGGTTTCCCATCCGCCGTCATAGTCGCCCTTCATGGTGCCCATACGTAGGCCCCAGGCTTTTAACGAGTGGCTGCCCCACAGTCTCTTTTGGAAACCTTCGGGCAATGAAACTGAGGTTGCATCCTCGTTCATCAGGTCGGCATGGAACAGCCGACTCAGGACAATGGTGTCCGTCACTTTGCCTTTAGGCTTCCAACCAGGTACAACTTTCTGGATTGCAGGTACATCAAAGTTGATGACGTTGTGGCCTATGATCTCGTCAGCATTCTCTAGTAACTCAAGAGCCTCTCTGATCTGTTCGTCACCGTGGTAGATTTTGTTAGCGTCAACACGACGGTCATTCTGCTTGGTGTCAAAAATAGCAATACAGTGAATCTTGGTCAGCTGATTGAGTAGACCGTCGGTCTCCAGGTCAAATATCAAGCTCATCAAAACACCTCCAGCTGGACCGGTCTCTCAGATAAAAGAGAACGAGTGCGGAAGAAATCTTTGTGGTGCGGGTAGTTGGCCGCATACATTCTGGAGTAATAAGGTGTGACGTTGTTGTTAAGTTTGAAGCCTAGTACCTCATTAGTTTCAATGTCGGTATGCCACCGGATGCGTTGAAAGATTGCTGCGGCAGAGTAATGTTTTCTACCGGTAGCCATCGCAGCTTTGGTGTATCTCTTGAACAGCTCATAGACGTGCGGATTGGCTTTGTGGAATTCAATAAATTGCTTTTCGTACTTACTCATAATTTGCTTCCTTTAGTTATCGATAATTGTAGAAATGCCGCAGGTGGCACCGATTGGCCTACCTGTGGTTTTGGTTTTATTGCGGGGGTCTTACAGATTAATTTCTTGTTGAACGCTTGAGTCTTCCAGGGCGGCAATAACGTCTTCTAGCATGTGGTCAAACCGGCTAATACCGCTGCCGTCTAATGAATCAGCAATGCCTTTCCAATAGGCAACCCTTGATGCCGTGTTGACTCTTCCGACGTGTATCCATTTGCCTAGCATCTTGGCTGTGCGGCAGACATTCATGGCCTCTTGGCTCGTTTTAAATGTGTCGCTTCCACCGACAAAAACAGCGGCAATCTTGTCCCAGGGGATTCTGTGGTTGCCGATTCCGTCCTGTAGTACAAGTGCCCTGGGCAGCCCATTAGTTTTAGATTCAAAGACATCAAACAGATCGAGTGTCCTGACGGCATCCCCAACAATGTCTGGCAGGCACACAAACTTCGGTACACTGTCTTCAGCTTCATTAAGCAGCCTTTCCCAAGTCTTTTGATCAAAGCGTTTGAAACACCCGTTGTCTAATCCATATGGCAATCCAGACAAAGAGTACCTGGTCAAAGGCGTTCTTAGCTGCCATAGGTCCACCCCGTATCTATCACGATATGCATGTATTTTCTTAGGCGAACAGTCGAGCATTATTTTCATAACGTGACTCCTAAAATGGGGGTTCAGAATATGTGTGGTCAACCAGGCGACTGGTCTCTCGTATGTACTTCAGCCTTCCAGCATGTCCGACCTGGCCTGTGAACCTGTTCTTTAGAACAACCAGGTCACGGGTATCATCGCTGGGGTCATCGGGGTTTACCTGGAGACCAATGCACTGATCACTTAGCTGTGCCAGGGAATGGCTTCCTCTAAGCTGAGACAATGCAACCCTGCCCCCTGCCTCATGGCCAACACCTTGCGGCCTGGTTAAATGCGACACCAGGAACAAAGTGATCCCAAGCTCCTGCACCAGCTGCCGGAGGACCGTCATGCAGTGGTCGATCAAACGACGTTCATCAGTAACACCCGCAGTCAAACCAGAGACAACAATAGATATGTGGTCCAGGATGACGTGGGTGCAGCCCATGGCCTTGACCATGTACTGAATTCGGTTACAGATGATTTCCAGGCTGGTACTACCAAAGTGACTGAACAGTTGAATGTCTTGCTCACAGAACAACTCTGCATGGGCATCCAACACTTCTTCTTTGGTAGCGCAGGCATAGTCTTGGACAATGTTCTTGTTTAGATGAAGACCAAGTAAACCTCGGATGGTCCTTTTGTTCTCTTCCTCCAACATCAGCATGCCGACCTTGTGGCCATGACAATGCAGGTGGTAGGCAATCTCAGATACCAGGGTAGACTTACCGACACCGCTGCCAGCACAGATCGTGACCAGAGTCGACGGTCGGATACCTTTAGTGATGTCATTGAGCTTTGGGTAGGGGTAGCTAACCAGGGATTCTTCTTCGGTTTCTGCGATGACATCACGCAATTCTGAGCTACTCACAATGCCGTCAGGTCGCCAGTCTTTGGCTCTCCAGATAGCATCGATAATGTCATTCTCAGCACCCTTCTGGAGGGCCTCATTTGCATCCTTATGGCCTAGCTTGGCAATCTTGACCTTACCTACTGGCAGGGCCTCAGCGCACTCTAATGCGGCCTTTTGTCCAGCCTCGTCCTGGTCAAACATGAGGATGATTTCATCGAACCCACCTAACCAATCCCAGGAATTCATTAGTGCCTTTTTGCCTGACTGTGCCCCGTTGGGTAGAGACACTACTGGGTACTTGTTGCGCTGGACCTGGCTAACACTTAGGCAATCAATTTCACCTTCGCAGACCACCAGCTTGCGACCAGTAATCCACAGGTGCTGACCGAACAGGCCCATCTCTTTTGCGGCACCCAGGATAGTAAAGTTTTTGTTTGCGTCTCGTATCTTCTGGGCAACTATCTGGCCATGGTCATTTCTGTAGTTGGCAATCTGTACGGGTTCTCCGCGATGCTCACCAATCTCATATCCAAATTTACGACAGGTTGCTTCTGAGATTCCTCGCTTCTTTAGATTACTGAAGTAACCTTGCAGCAGCTTCTTCTCGATCCGCTCTTCGGGCTGCTGGATAACCTCGGCACTCTCGTCGCCCTGTGTAAGAGTCTGGCACCCAAAACAGTAAGTATGGCCATCGTCGTACAGGGCGGCATTGTCTTTTGATCCGCAATGCTCACAGCTGACATGGCGTATGAATGCAGAATCATTATGCGGTTCTGTAGCTATCATTTGTTTCCCTCTCTAAAAACAAAAAAGGGCCACCCCCGTTTCCGAGGATGACCCTTGCTCTCCTTGACTGACTATTCAGCCAGCCACTCGTCGGGGATCGTTTTGTGGGCATACATGAAACCCTGCTTTTCACAGTAGCTTGCGTATGTCGTTTTCGATCCCTTGTAG